TACTTCGGAAGGTACGTTTGTTGGCTTGTAACCATCCAGGTAAATAGAAAGCATTGTTTCGTATGTTTTGACATATTCGGCGTATGTCATTGTGCAAGCTCCCGTTGCGTTGTTGTTATACTTCAATGCCGTCTTGATTCAGCGCGGCAATAATCAGCGCGGTATTCCGCTTTGACATTGAGCGGTTGAACAATGCCCTCATATAGTTTTTGTAAGCCTCAACATTGCCAGCCTTCAAATGCTGGCGTGCTATCTCAATGTGTCTATCGGTTTTCATTGTGCAGCTCCCGTTGCGTTGTTGATGATTCACATATAGGCAAGCATTGCCGCATGGTCAAGTATAAAAATGCACACAATGTAAAAAAAGTTTACACTGTGCGCGAGCGTGTATATATTAATAAGCAATTGATTGTATTGGATTGGGGATTGTTGGTGCATATCTCAACACACACGAAGCGTTAACAGCTCCCGTGCAGCATTGCATGCCGAGCCTATCACAGTGTGGCAAAAATGCAACAGTGTGGCAGCCAGGCAACAGTAGGGGGGGTCTCGTGCGCACCCGCACCCCCAGCACGCGCGGCCACGTTCTATATGTGTTAATTGCTACCTACCAACACACAGCCTAACCGGAGCAACCATGACGAAGCTAACCAAGTTCACAACGCAGCAGATACTGAGCGACCTCGCTGATGGCTATACGATGGTCGATGCTTGCAAGAAAGCAGGCGTAAGCAGGCAGGCGCTCTACAAGCGTATGAAGGGCAACAACGAGCTTGACGTGTCTGTACGCATTGCACAGCAGTACAGCGCGGAGAAGGCGCTAGAGGAGCTTGATAAGCTGTATGATGATGCTTTGCACAAGCGTAAGGACTACGACCCTCATGTGCTAAGAGACTATGCGCATCATGTACGCTGGAAAGTGCAGAAGATTATCCCTGAGCGCTATGGCGAGCAGAAGAACAAGGCTGGCGTTGAGGTGACTGACGGCGGTATCCGCATCATGTGGGAAAGCTAATGAACGTAAAGATACCGTACAAGCCTCGTGCGCTCCAAGCTGAGATGCACAGCAGCCTGAAGCGCTGGAATGTATTAGTGATGCACAGGCGCTTTGGCAAGACGGTGTTTGCGGTTAATCATTTGATTAAACATGCGCTCACCTGTGAGTTACCTCGGCCTAGAGTTGCGTTCATTGCGCCTACCTTTACGCAGGCCAAGAGGATTGCGTGGGATTATGTGAAGTATTATGCGTCTGTCATTCCTGGTGTTTCTTTTAACGAGACAGAGTTGCGTGTGGATTTCCCTAACGGCGGCAGGGTTATGCTGTTGTCTGCTGAGAATCCTGATGCGCTGCGTGGTATTTATCTTGATATGGCTATCTTCGATGAATTTGGGATGCAGAACCCAAGGGTGTGGGGGGAGGTTGTACGTCCGGCGCTGTCTGACAGAGAGGGTGCGGCTATCTTTCTAGGCACACCTGCTGGGCATAATCATTTTTTTGATTTGCTTGAGCAGGCACGGTCTGAGACAGACAACGGGTCTGACCAGTGGTACTGGAAGATAGTCAAGGCGAGCGAGAGTGAGCTGGTCAAAGAGGCTGAGTTAGACGCGGCCCGTGTTCAGATGACCCCTGAGCAGTATGAGCAGGAGTACGAGTGTTCGTTTACTGCGGCGATTATTGGGGCATATTATGGCAAATTGTTGGCAGAGGCAGATGAGGACAACCGTATAACGCGGGTTCCATATGACCCTGCTTATCCGGTGCATACGGCTTGGGACTTGGGTGTTAATGACTCGACGGCCATTTGGTTTGCGCAGATATTCAGGGGCGGGGCGGTCAATGTTATTGACTATTACGAGAACGGGGGCGTGGGCTTAGACCATTACGCTGATGTTATAAATAAAAAAGATTACACCTACGGAGACCATCTGGCCCCGCATGACATTGAGGTGCGTGAGCTGGGCAGCGGTAAATCGAGGTTAGAGACTGCTGCTAGTCTGGGGCTTCGGTTCAAGGTCATTCCCAAGATGAAGGTAGCGGATGGCATTAATGCGGCGCGTATGTTATTACCTAAGTGTTACTTTGACAGGGATAGGTGCGTTACGGGCGTTGAGATGCTCCGGCAGTACAGGCAGGAATGGGATGAACGTAGAAAAATGTTTAGAGACCATCCGCGACATGACTTCACTAGCCATGCAGCAGATGCTTTTAGGTATCTCGCTGTTGGGCTTGAGAATAGGCAGCGCTTTGTCAAACCTCCGCAACAGGTTGCGCAAATGGAGTACAATCCTTTCACGCTATGATGATAAATAACGAACACCATTACGAGACTGCAAGCATGATGATGGAGTATAGTCCCTATCATTCGGACTACACGCTTGCTGACAAACGGATGTATTTAGAGCCACCGATTGCTATGGGCAATTATATCTTTGGGTTAGACGCTGATGAAGTCCCGTATTTGTTTGCTACTTGGGCGTTCCCAGAGCAGAAGCAAATTGATGAATATCTCCGAACAAACGTCTTTCCGCCTAGCGCATGGCGGGGTGATGGTGATTGTCCTTGGATTATTGATTTTATCTGTTTTGGGGGCCGCAAGGGCATAGTCGAGGGCTTCAGGTCTTTGAAAGACATTTTTATAGAAATGGGATATAGTGAGTGCTATTGGCTAAGAACTGGGTCCGGCAAGCTGGGCTTTCATAAGTTAAAGGAGAGTTAAGATGGGTTCTGGTGGCGGCGGAGGCGGCGGAGGAAACTCACGTCCAACAGCAGGTAAATCACGGGCAAGGACACGGCAACCCACTAGGCCGACAGCGCCTCCTAAGCCTAAGCCAATTCAAAGAGACGTAACTAAAGCTGCGTCTGCAAAACGTGCAGAGGTTGGTGTAAAGTACACGCCTACAGGCGCAACAATAAAGACAACCACTTCTATGACCCCTGGCGGTATAAGCCCAGGTGCGGTTAGAGCTGCATTAGGCGCGGCTTCACCAGAAGCAGCCAAAGCTGGCAGCAGACTAGCCAAGGCAGAAGGCGCATTGGCTGGCAGGACTGATATAACGACAGAAGGTCTTGGCGATTTATCGCGGCGCATAAACATAGGTCAGCTTCCAGAAGGCCGCGTTACTGTCCCTGGCGTTGGCTCAACAGCACTTAACGTGCTTAATGTCGCTGGTAAAAAGATGGCGTCTACTGTTCTGGACAAATTAATTGCAGGGGAAAAAGCCGTTACAGACAAGTCTGGCCGCATCATGGGAACCACTGATAAAGGTGGAACGTACACAGGTCGCACCGACTTTAAACCTAGCCCTACAATTTTATCTACTGAACGCGATGAGCCACGTCCAGATGTTAGCCCTGCGGTAACACCAGAGGTAACGCCTGAAGTTGTTGCGGATGACATGCAGGCAGGGCTGACGGCACAACAGTCACGGCGCAGGCGCACACGCAGGTTTGGTGGTGCTGGTACGTTTGAAGAAAAAGGCATTTTGATGGCAGGCGCAGGCAAGCGCCCAACAGTATAGGAGTTTCTCATGGGTTCACTTTTCCGCCCACCAGCAATGCCAGCCCCTCCCCCTCCTCCTGAGCCACCTGCGCAGGTTGACTATGAGAGGGCGGCGGCTTTGTCAGAAGAGGAAATGAAGAGAGAGCGCGGCAAGCGTAAGGGCAGGGCGTCCACTATTGTTGCGGGTCTAGCTGCTGATGACACGGCGCCGGGTGGCGGCACACCTACATTATTGGGGTAACTTATGGAAGATTTAGCCAAAAGCCTAATTAGTCGCGGTAACAGCATTGTTTCCCGCAGGGACAACTGGGATACACATTACCAAGAGCTTGCGGATTATATGCTGCCGCGCAAAGCCGATATCGTTAAGAAACGGTCACGCGGCGAAAAGCGTATGGAGCTTATCTATGATGGCACTGCGCTTCAGTCTGTAGACCTTTTGTCGGCCAGTCTGCATGGTATGCTCACCAGCGGGGCTACCCCTTGGTTCCACCTCGACATGAAAGATACCGATGTCGGGCGCGATGACGATGTGCAGGAATGGCTGCAAGACTCATCAATGCGCATGATTAGGGCTTTTAACCAGTCAAACTTTGAGACTGAAATCCACGAGATGTATGTAGACCTTGTTGTATTTGGCACAGGCTGCATGTTTGTAGAGATGGACGAGGGCCAGTTACGGTTCAGCACCCGTCACATCTCAGAGTTTTATCTGCAAGAGAACCAGTTTGGTCTGGT